CTCTTTTCGTAAAAGCAAAAAAAGAGAATGATCCTCAATTTGCAAATAATTTAAAGAGTCTTATATTTGAGTATGATGTTTCTCAAAAGAGGCAAAAGAAAATAAATAGGATAAATTTCGATCAGGATGAAGAGGAGGATAATATAGGAATAAGTATAGGTACGCTTATAAGTAAATTCGATTTGTCCGCAAAGCAGGCGAAGTTCGTCAGGACATATCTTATTACTGACAATGCGACTAAATCCGCTCAACATGCTGGATTTTCTCCTACCAATAGTTATTTTTCTGCTGGAGTTGCCGCACATGTACAATTAAAAAACAATAAAATCAAATCTGCTCTTGACTGGTGTTATCGAAAATTAGAGGAAAGAACAAAGGTAACTCCTGAGTGGATTGTTGAAAAGCTAAAGGAAATTGTTGAAAGGTGTATGCAGGCAAAACCAGTATTAAATAAGTTAGGAATGCCAACGGGGGAATACGTATTTGATTCGGGAGGTTCTAATAGGGCTCTTGAACTTTTAGCAAAGCACTTGGGAATGTTTGTTGAGAGAGTCAAATTGGAAGGAAATCCAATTACTATTATTCAAGCTAATGAAATGCAATTAATGACGCCGGAATTGGCAACTCAGAAATATCTCGAATTGATAAAGTCTGTTGATGTGAGTGTTTTGACAAATAATACAATAAAAGAATCCTTGCAATTAGGAGGTAGCAATAAAGAAAAAGAGAATAAATTTAAGCGGAGAACAATATGAACAATATGATAGATAATCGGGAATCTGAACATCCATTATTAACATTTTTTATTCTCTCCTGAACCCAAAAATAAAAAGGACAAGTAAGTATGGATAAAGAACAAATGAAAGAAGAGTTGCGAGTCGCATTTAGTAGTCAAAAATTACTTATTTTTGGATTTTTGTATTTAGTTATTCTTGCTATACTTGCAGTATGTTTTTATTATGGAAAGGGAAAAGGATAACTATGAAAAGAAACCCTATCAAAAAAATACTCGGACATTACTATAAACAGACGACGAGGCAGAAGCCTGTCGGATTTTGAAAGGAGAAAAAATTGCAAAAACAATATAATTCCCCTGATTGTGAAAAACCTGAAGTGGAACAAGTGGAATTTATTCTGAACAATTTCTTTATAGAGTTAAGATTAGAAAATGAAAATAAAACTTATTTTGACAATAGAAAAAGATATCCATTATGGGTTATTTCCGAATGGAATTTCTGATCAAGAAATACTTGATATAAATTTAGATACATTAAAAAGGTCTCCTATTTATTTTATCAACATGCTTAAAGACCATGTTGATAAAATAAAAATTACAGGAGAAATAATTGTTTGAATAAAATAAAAGATCAAATTTTTCTTGTTAATAATCATATCTTAATTAGACGACAGAAATTATTGTTACGTTTTCTTTCTTCTGTTTCTGCGCGACGTGCCGCATTAATGCATTATAAATCTAATCCAATTGATTTTATTGATGATTGGATGATGACCTATGATCCTCGTTCAACCCCTGCGATGCTTCCATTTGTGTTGTGGGAAAGGCAAAAGGAATATACTCTATGGCTGAAAGAAAGATACGAAAAGAAGGAGGATGGGCTCGTAGAAAAGTGTAGAGATGCAGGAGTCACATATTTAAGCATGGCCTTTTCTCTCTGGCTATTCTTATTTCACGAAGGGTCTAAAGTTAGCTTTGGAAGTAGAAAGGAAGCCCTTGTCGACAGGGTAGGAGACCCGGACAGTATATTTGAGAAAGGGCGTATTTTATTGCGTTATCTTCCAAAGATAATTCTTCCTACAGGATTTGAGATTGATAAACATTGTACGTTCATGAAGTTTGTCAACCCATTCAACAACTCAACTATAACCGGAGAGGCGGGAGATAATATTGGAAGAGGAGGTCGCTCTAGTATTTATTTCAAGGATGAGTCTGCATTTTACGAGAGGCCTTTGCTTATTGAATCCGCATTGTCTCAGAATAGTGATGTTAAGATAGATATGTCAACTCCAAATGGAGCTGGAAATCCATATTACCATAAACGGCATGGGGGCAAGATACCTGTGTTTGTATTTGACTGGAGAGATGACCCTCGTAAATCTGAGAAGTGGTACGCAGAACAAAAAGAAAAATTAGACCCGATTATTGTCGCCCAGGAAATTGACAGAGATTATTTTACCTCGACCGAGAATATCTGTATTGCGAATGAATATCTTCAAGCAGCTATTAATTTTGAAATGGAAGGGATTGATAGCGGCGAGATTGTCGCTGGATTGGATGTAGCGGATGAAGGAGGAGATGAGAATTGCCTTTACATTCGCAAGGGAATGAAAGCCTTTAAGATTTGGTTTTGGAAAGAAGGCAATACAACTCAGTCTGCACGTAAAGCCGCTTTTATCTGCAAAGAAAATAATTGCAATATATTGATGTACGATAATATTGGAGTAGGGGCTGGAGTAAAAGGAGAGCTGAGCAATAAGGAGTTTGAGTGGTTGACAGCGATCGGTGTTTGCACCGGAGAAAGCCCTACAAGAGGCAATTACTGTGAAGGTAAAAAGAATAGTGATATGTTTGCTAATCTTAAAGCGCAACTTTGGTGGTTGATGAGAAGGAGAATTGAAAGAACTTATGAACACAAGAATAAAGTTAAAGAATATAAGTCAGACGAATTGATTTCTCTTATTAATGATAAACAATCAATAACCGAACTTTGCCAACCGAAATATAAATTTACAGGTGGCGGGAAAATATTGATAGAGTCAAAGAAAGATATGAGAACAAGAGGAATAAAATCTCCTAACAGGGCAGATGCAATTATATTGTGTTATGCATATCCATTTATTCATACGAAAGAAATACGGTTTAGAACGATATAAGAAAGGAAAATTTACTGTGCCAGAGGATTATATAAGGAAACAGTCAAATGAGGTGACTATGATTTTGGCAAAAATGAGATTTGTTTCGACGAGAGTCGAGCATCTATATTATCCTCCAGTCTTTATTATGGAAGGTATATCTGAGCAGTTCGAGGAGAAAAAAGAAGGAGAAATGATTTCATGTTATGAAATAATCATTAATGTATTGGATGATGGAGAAAAAACGGGGTCTGTAAGAAAGCAAAAAGAAGGAAGTATAAAGTTGATGTTTTAAAAATACTATTTACTAAATTATTAAAGGGAATATAATAACGATGAAATGGAAGGACATAAAAAAGAAGATTGATGATATAGTCCCAGAAGAGATAGATGTTGACTATATTGATATATGTATGATCAATGAAGTCGATGAATTTGAGATTAAAATTCGAGATTTAAAAAATGGATCAATTGTGGTTGAAAATTGATAATAAAAAGATAGGAAATATTTTTAGAATGGATATTTTTGTCAATTATGATTTAGGCACAGGGAGATATATTATTCCAAAAAAATATATTGATCCTTACACCTCAATGGAGTTAAATAAAAATGGCAAAGAAAGTGACGAGGCAGTCAAAAAGTAACAAAAGTAAGACAATGCCAATCGTTCAACAAAAAGGAGTCGGGCCACTCAAAGATGATTTTACCATCTATCGCTCCCTTCGTAATTTGTTTTCGTCCCAGTCAGAAGTCCTCAAGCCTTATAGCCAATCCGTGTGGGTCTATGCGACAATAAGAAGTATCGCAATGAATATAGCTCGTACACCTTTTGTTGCTTATCAAGGTAAATACGGAGATGCAGAAAGTAAAGAAGTTATTGAATGGCCGGAAGAATATTCAGTCTTGAAGAAGCCCAATCCATTTATGTCTATGGAAATTCTCATTGAGGCGGTATCTACATATCTTGATCTAAGAGGGGAAGCGTTTCTAATTTTAGAGGGAAGAGAAAATGTTGCTCAAATTCCAAAAGAGATATGGACATTTGATCCTTTACGATTCGAGCCAATATTCGATTCTAAAGGAAAGATACTTTTAGGCTGGAAATATAGTGGGGTAGAAGATGTCGTTTTTGGATTGCACGAGATAATTCAGATCAAATATTTTAACCCTTATGATGACTACAGAGGGCTTTCTCCATTGACAGCGGCAACGACAGGCATTGACCAGGAGTATTTTGCGAATCAATATAATAGGACGTTTTTCAAAGAAGGGGCACCTACCGGGGGATTTATCCAATATGAAGAAGGATTAAACGATATACAATATAATCGATTATTGAATCAATTTGAAGATAGACATAAAGGGGCAAATAAAGCGCATAGAATAGGGATTCTGGAAGGGGGAGGCAAGTTTATTGAAGCTCGTATATCTCAAAAAGATATGGACTTTATAGAGATGAAGAAAATGGGGCGCACTGAAATATTCGCTGTCTATAAGGCAAACCCTGTCGCAATGGGAATTTATGAAGACATTAAGTCGTATGAAGGCGTAAAGGAGGCAAGAAAGAGTTTCTGGCAGGAGTGTATAATTCCAAGACAAGAGCTTATTGTCAATACATTATGGTGGAGCTTGTTTGGCAATATTGGTAATAGGCAGATATGGGGGGAATTTAATAGACAATCAATTGAAGCCCTTCAGGAAGATTTTGAGAAAAAGCTTGCTTCCGCTGAACGTATGGCGATTATGGGATGGCCTATCAATGCCATTAATAAGAAGTTAGGTTTAGGAATGGACGATGTCCCTTGGGGAGATGTAACTTGGAAGCCACTTGGGATGATGTCAGTATCTAGCGGTGAAGCAACGTCATTTCCTTCAGAAACAATTCCTTCAGAGCAAACACCTAAAGGGTTAGATCCTAAAAAATTATTTATGTCTGAGATAAAAAGTGTGCCTGAAAAATATATTTTGCCCGCTAAATTTACATTGATTAAGAAGACCGTTGAAAATAAAAATATAGTAGCAGAAGTTCATTGGAAGATATTTCTTGCTAAGCAAATTCCATTAGAGAAAATTTTTTATAGTAAGGTCAAGAGATTTTTGTTTGAACAACGGTCCCGTGTGCTAGAGAAACTGCATTCTTCTTTAAGTAAAGACGTATCAGACGAAATATTTAACGAGGATTTTGAAGTCAAGGCGATGCAAAAATTAATTCGCCCGCTATATGAATTGTCATTGAAGGATGGGGCTGAGATGGCGGCAGAGCAGGTTGGCAGCTCCAATTTTGTTTTCAACCCGCTAGACAAGGATTTCTTGGGGTATATGCAGATGAGGATTACCAAGATTCCGAGAGGTATGGTCGAAACGATTAAGGATCAACTCAGAGATGTATTGACGCAAGGAATAACTGCGGGAGAAGGAGTTAATGAATTGGCGGAGAGAGTTAAAGGGGTTTACAATATGGCATCCAGTCGGGCATTGACTATCGCTCGTACAGAGTCTGCTTCTTCGATAAATGCTGGGAGGTTTATCCAGTTGGAAAAAGAAGGGGTTGAGAAACATGAATGGATAACGGCGTTAGATGAGGCGGTGAGAGATAGCCATAAGGCCCTTGAAGGTTCGATTGCAATTATCGGGGAAGAGTTTGACTATGGTGGCAAAGGGGGATTTAGTGGAAGGAGTGGATTAAGGTATCCGGGAGATATGCAGGGCGATCCTGGAGAGGTAATAAATTGCTTTATTGATCAAAATACTCCTATACTGTGTTCTGATGGGTTTAAGGGCATTGGGCAAATTAAAATCGGGGATAAGGTTTTAACACATAAAGGTAAATTCAAGCACGTAAGAAGAATTTATCGAGGTAGAATTTCAAGTGGTTCAGAAGTTGTTAGGATAGTTTCATCCAATAAATCCTTAACAATAACCCCAGAGCATAGGTTATTGACACAGTCAGGATGGAAAGAAGCAAGACATATCTCAATAGATGATTCTTTAATGATTTTATCAGTTCCATGCGCAAGATGCAATAAACCAATTCCATACTACAATAAATACTGTTCAATATCTTGTTGTAGCTTGAATACTACGGATAGACAATGGAGTGATCCTCAACATAAACATAGAAAAAATATTAGCGAGAAAGCATCTCGACAAATGCATAAAGAATATCGAAATGGAACGAGGAATCGATTTGAGATAACGCAAAAGGCAAGGAAGGTGTGTTACTCGAAATATGGGAATGGAGGATATTTAGGCATCATGGAAAATAAAGAAAAGAAATTTCCATCTATTCATCCCCCTGAAATTCATACCGAAAAGATGCTTAAGCAATTAAAGAAAGAATATTGTTCTCAATTTTGGTTAGAGGATATTAATCGCAGGGTAGATTTTTATCTGCCGCAAGAGAAGAAATTTATTGAGTGTGATGATGTTAGATATAAATCTTCAAAGGATTTAGAGGTAGTCAAGCAAAGAGATGTTGAGATTTTATTGCAATACCCAGATCATACGATAGAACATCGAATTTATAGAGATGGGCTTTACATTGAAACGTTGAAAGAGATTGATTTACTTCAGCTTAATCATAGCGATTCTTATTTGTTTACTTCAATTCCTGTTATTCGGGTGGAAAAGTATAGGTTAAAGAATGCGAAGTCTCTTTATAATTTTTCTGTTGAAGGAGATGAGTCGTATCTTGCAAAAGGAATTGTCTCTCATAATTGCAGATGCGTGACTGTGCCTGTAATAAAAAAATAAAAATAGAAGATGTTGAGGGAGAAGAAATAATGTTAGATAAAAAAATATAATAGTGAAATAATTGATCTTCAATGGGGTTGCATAATTGTTGTCCTGAATGCGGGAGTAAGAAAATGTCAACTGTGACGGGACTATGGGAAAGAGAATATAATATAAAAGGATGGTTTATTTGGGGAAGTAAAAGAATTAATAAGAGAGAAATTCATAGATCAATTTTATCTTATTATGAGATAACAAAGAATAATGTTTTAAAAAAACATTTTACATTATTTTAAATAATATTACTATAAACGGTAGAAATGAAGATAATCCCAATAAAAGGATTCGAGCTGCACCAGAAATTTATGGGAGAGATATATGCCTTCTTTAAAGATAACAATTTAGATTATAACAAAGTGACGCAAGAGCAAAGTGGCAATCAGAAATTTATCAAGATCGAACTTAGTATAAAGGTGGAGTAAAATCCCCAATGGACAGTTCTTAGAGAAGAAAAATATAAATTAGAAATAAATACACAGAGGACTTGTTAAAGCCCTGTGAGAATTTTCCTTTTCCGTTAGTAGAGGAATTCTTGCAGGGCTTATTTTTTTTAGTGGATAGAAAATTTAAAGGGAGGCAATGAAAAAGATGAAGAAAAGAATTTTGGGTTTGTTTTGCATTTCGACTTTTATAGCTATGTTTGCAATGGCAAGTCAGGTATTTGCAACTGCCAACTTCGACTTGAAGTCGCCGACGACAAGCAAGAATCATTTGGCTGTGATGGATTTTTTGACAGATGGAACGAAGACCAGCACGACCAAAGTTATTAAGAATGTTAAGGATGCATGGTGTCAAGTCGATGTTACGAGCGTTACGGGAACTGAAACATTAACTATCAATGCAGAATACTCGTTAGATGATGTTACTTATGGGTCAATGTCTGCTATATATATGGTTAAGGTAACAAACACTATCGATACTCAGTTTCTTAATACGGGAGGCACGGAGGCAGGGCATATGTTTGCTCCGGATTATGGAGGTACGCATACGACTCTTTTCGGAGGAGTATATGCAAATACAGTGACAGGGTCCTCCAGTTTTTATCGAATGAGATTTCCAACTGAATGTTTCGTGAAAATTAAAGGCATATTGACAAACGGAGCATCTTCTCCTGCATCTAAATGGAAAGTATCATTTATTGATGCAGATCCATTTGGTCATAATCCAAAGAATCCTTAATCTCCCTTACCTCTAATTTAGAAATTTTACTCATGGGAGATTAAAAGATGACAACCAAGATAAAACAAAGAGACAAGCCTGAAATGATCCATAAGATATTTCGGGCGAAGATAAAAAGTATTGACAAAGAAAAATATATTGTCAATGCCATCGTGTCGGATGACTCTATGGATAGATATAAAGAGTCTATTCTGGCATCGGCATACGAAAAGCGGCTACCAACTTACAAACAACATCCTATCTTGCTGAGCTCTCACAATTACGACAAATTGACTTGCCAGATAGGGCAGGCAGAAAATATTTACATTCAGGACAATGAGTTACACGCTGATTTTAAATATTTTGTCGGAGAAGGAAATGAAGAAGCGGATTGGGGATTTAAACTGGCAGAGAAAGGAATCGCCGCCTTCAGTGTAGGATTTATTCCTCATGGATTTCAAGACCCTCCTTCACCTGACAGTGAGGAATTTAAGACGTGGCCGACTGGAGTCCGTCGAAAATACACAGAAGTTGAATTGCTGGAGGTGAGCCAAGTTCTTGTGCCTGCAAATTCTCACGCCCTTCAGAATAGCCTTATTTCTGAAAGCGATCCTGTTATCAAATCTATGATTGAACGAACAATTGAGATACAGAGCGCAGAGGAATTGCCCTTTCCCAAAAAGATCATTCTCCAGAAAGCATCTACTATCGAAAAGAAACTTGAAGAGGCTGAAAATGAAATTCGGTATCGAGTAAAAGAGCCTGAACTATTTGATCCAGATTCTTTCATAACCAAAGCAATCAAGGAGGATAAACCGAGAGTTAGTGCGATATTTGGAAAATTGAAAGAAGGGGAAGATACATCTGCAATGGTGTTACAGTCTTTTCGTTTTCCAAAAGAAGATGGGTGGACAATGGAATCTGCGGGTAAGTGGGCGGAGGAACATTTAAAGGGGAATAAAAGTTTTTCTATTAATTGCAAAATGGCAGTTCCACATGAAATGTATCCGATGATGGATATGGAAACAGATTGGGATGAAGACAAGGCAGTTGCAAACATTGCCAAGTGGGCAAGTAGCGACGACGGTGAAGGGAAAGAAAAGATTGATTGGGATAAATATGCAAAAGGGTTTTCTTGGGTCGGAGAAGAAAAGGATAATCCGGTAAGTTATAAGATGCCTCACCATGACATAGTTGAAGGAAAGATGATGACGAATTGGAAAGGTGTTGTCGAGGTAATGACCTTTTTATTATCCATTAGTTCTGATGGTGAGACGCAAGGAATATATACTCATCTTTCAAAACACTATAAAGACGCAGGTAAAGAGCCGCCGGAAATGAAGCAATATAAAGATATATCTGATGCTTGGAGTGGATGTAAAGACGGAAAGACATTTATGGCGCTTGTGTCTAAATTATCTTCTGCTGCATTTGTAAAAATTGCATTTGCCGATTCGACAATTAATCTCTTGCGGGTTAAAGAAGAGCAGATTGAAACGAGACTGGCTGCAATAAACATAAAACAGGTTGATGCTATCGTGAAGAAGGTAGTTGAGTTGGTCGAGCAGAAAATGAAAAATATCAGCCCCGATAAAATAGAGATAAATTTATCCGATTATATTCCTGGAACACGAGAAGAAGAAATAGAACATGAGATAAAACATGTCGCTGACATGGAAGAGGTCGTTAAGAAAATTCAACAAATGTTTCCTGCTCCAATCGGAAAAGAGGAAAGAGAAAAAGAATTGGATGGACACATGAAACAGATATTCAGCAATATCCAAAACACAAATTCCAAGCTGGCTGTCAAGTCCAAGTGACAATTGACAAAGCAGGCGAAATAATTTGTGTATTTTATTTGATGTGAAATTTAACTTTAAGGAAAAATAAAAATGGCAAAAGATAAGAAGAAGCCAAAGGGTAAAGGAGGTAAGTAAACTATGAGTTTACAGGCAATTTTAGAGCAATTAGCATTACAAAAGAGCTTGATTGAAGGTAAATTTAATCCCGTTGAATCGGCAATAAAGGAATTAACTACATCAACACTGGGAATGGACGCAAGAATTAAGATGATGGAAGACCTTTTTAGAACGAGGAAATCTTCTGGCGTTTCTCTTCCTGGGGTAAATGAAGGGAAGCAGCAATTTTCGTTTTTGAAAGCAATTCGGGCGATTCGCTGGAGCGACTGGAAAGACGCAGGGTTTGAGAAAGAAGTATTCGACGAGACACGCAAGAGGGCAATGAGTCAAACGACTGATTCGGCAGGGGGATATTTAGTTCCCACTCAGCACATAGCAGAATTGATTGAGATGTTATATGACAGGGCGGTGTGTATTGCGCTTGGCGCAACGGTTCTTGACAATCTTACTGGCTCTCCTGTTGAAATTCCTAAGCAGACTGGTGGAGCAACAGCTTATTGGCCAGGAGAAAATGCGGCCATTACAGATAGCAATTTGACCTTGGATCAACTGAGCTTATCTCCAAAGGCAGTTGGTTGTCTGGTCAAATTATCAAATCGGCTTATTCAACTTTCCAATCCTTCCGCTGAAGTAATGGTGAGGCGAGATATTGCAACAGCACTTGCACTTGCCATAGACTTGAAGGCGTTGAGAGGAGATGGAACGAGTAACACTCCAACGGGCATTGCAAATACATCGGGAATTAACACAGTTGCAATCGGGACAAGCGGAGGAGTGTTTGATTTTGATATTGCGATGCAGATGATCGACGAGCTTGACGTTGACAATGCCTTGAAGGGTAAACTGGGTTTTGCCTTTCACTCAAAGGTCAAAGGTAAAATGAAGAGGGAACGTGTTCCTCAGTTTAGCGGAGATGGGAAAGGTGCTTATGTGATGATGCCCATGACCGACGCCGTTTTGAAAGAAAAATTGGGGTATGCCTTTGAGACCTCAAATCAGATTCCTACTAATCTCTCGAAGGGCAGTGGAACAAGCTTGAGTGAGGTATACTTCGGCAATTGGGAGGAATTGCTTATTGGTAGCTGGGGCGCTATGCAGATAATGGCCTCTCAGGAAACCAGCGATGCCTTTGAGAAAAATCAGACCTGGGTTCGTATTTTGCAGGATGTTGATATTGGTGTTCGGCATGCGCAATCATTTTGCCTTTGCAGCGATGCAAATAGCGTATTCACTTAAACTGTAAGAATGTATTTATATTTTTATTTGGGAAGTGAAGGATTGAATATTTTTCTTTTCTTCACTTCCCAAAAGATTGAGAAAGGAGAATTGTATGGGGACGCAGGTCAAAGAGGAAACTAAATTATATAAGGTAAGAAGTGGATATTGTGTGTTTAAAGGAAATCTCAGAATCAAAGAAGGTTCAGTTGAATTAACAGAAGCGCAATATAAAGATCAGTCGCATAAGGTGGAATTGGTTGAAGAAAAAGAAGAGTTTACGATTCCTGTTTTAACTCCTGACATCTCTGACAATAAGGAAACTGAAGAGCCTAACATTGATCGTTCTGTGAAGAAGCCCGCATTTACCAGGGTAATAAAAACTCCAAAGAAGACAGGATAACAAATGTCTATCCAATTTACGGATAATACGGCGGTTAAAGCAATCATGGAAAAGACAGATTCTACCCACGACACAATTCTGACAACCTTGATCCAGCAAGTCAGCGCGGACATGCAAACTTATTGCCGTCGTAATTTCAAGAAGGAAGCGCGAACAGAGGTTTTTAATGCCGGAAGGAAACATTATTATCTTTCTGCGCCTCCGGTTGATTCTACTGCCACATTGACTGTTACTTTGACAGAAGCAGCACAAACAGTCAATGCAGACTATTATCTTTGGGATGATCTTGCCCTAATAGAATTTATAACCTCTCCGTCAGATATAACTCCAAAGGCGGTGTCAATTACTTATACTGGGGGATACGCAGAATCAAGTAGCGTGCTTGCCGTTCCTGACGATTTGAAATTTGCTTGCACTCAACAAGTCATTTTTCTGTTCAGAAGAAGGAAGGATATTGGGTTAAGTTCAGTATCCATGCCTGACGGCTCGATAAATGTATTGACTCCAAATGGTTGGCTAAAGAATGTTGAAGATATTCTGCATAGATATAGGCTTCCGGTAGGACAAAGATGACAATAGAAAACACGACAAAAATTGAGATAGACACAAAAGAGATAGGGAACTATTTTACAAAGACTCGGACAAATGTTCTTGTCGCCTTGCAAAAGGAAATGACGGCTCAGAGTCGAGCGATGTGGAGATTTGTTTCTATTCAATATTTAAGGGGAGGAACAACTCCAAATAGACTTGCGATGAGAAGTGGGCATTTAATGAGAACGACAATTCCAATAAAGACGAAAATTGTAGGAAGTATGCTCGAAGGGGGAATTCAGTTTGGGGCGAATTATGCTAAAGTGCATATTGGCCCGGAAGGACAAGTGACCACAATACGCCCGAAGGCGAGTAATAAGAGTGGGTATTTATTTATTCCGGTTGGCAAATCATTATCTCGTTCAGGAGTTTTTAAAGGCAAATATGCAAAGGGCGGAGTTAGGATGGTGAAACAGGTTAAAATTAAAACAAGGGTGCATCCAAAGACTATTATTCAATTATTTGCTCCAGAGGTTAAGAGAGGATTTGAAGAAGCGATAAAAACAGCTATTAAATAATGTCTAGGGCTGCCTGTAAAGCGATTGAAAGTAAGTTCACGTATAAATCTAAAAAAGGACATTCAAAACAGAGTGCAAACGATCCTACAAAGGAATTTAAGGGTTTAAAATGGCGAATACGGTCAGACAAAACATAATTGCAAATATGAATACGGTATTGACTGCTATTTCAGGGATCAATTACGTAGAATCGAATAGAGCAACCCCTGTCAAGTTTGATGATGTCGCTTTGCCCGCGTGTTTTATTTATTCTGGAGCGCAAGTTCAAATTCTCTCCGGGGCTGAAGCTGTTATTGGGTATGAAACTTGGGATTGGGATGTAATAGTAGAAATTTATACGAAGACGACTTCTCCAGAAGCTTTATTGCAGGCCATTTATAATGCGCTTTATACAAGCAGAAGTCGGGCAGGATATGCCTTGAGAACTACATTGATGAGCGTAGATCCTTTGGACTTTGATCCGACAGGTGAATATACAGGATTGATGCTTGTTTTCCGGGTTGCTTATCGGAATGTATCGGGCAATCTATAATGTTAGCTGAAACATCGATGATGTTAGACAGGAATATAAAAGGAGGCAAAGATTTGTTTGAGCCAGTAACTTATGACGGAGTTAAAAATCTTATTCATGAAGCAGTAAAAGAGATTGCTAAATCTAATGATAAGTTGATTGAAAAAATTGAAGAGTCCTGCGCCGAAAAAATTCTATTCGGTGAAAAAAGTTGTCTTGCAAAATCTTTTCTTACAGAAAATGTCAAAGAGAAGTTTTATAAAAACATAAGAGACGTCGAGAAAGCTCACGAGAGAATCGATATTCACTTGCTTTGGCACAAGAATACAGGAGTTTTAATGAAATGGCTAATTACAATTATTGCTGGTAGTGGATGGGGATTCGCTTTGACGAAATATATTTTCATGTTATTATCCGCACCGGCAAGCAAATAGAAATAATATGGAAGCCATAATGATATTGATAAAAGAAAAATTAGCGAGATTATTATTTGAGCAAGAAATAGGAAATAATATTAAATTTGAAGATTTGCTCGAGCATCAATCACACGATTATTTGACGCGAGCAGAGAAGATAATTCAATTTTTTATTGAAGCTATAAACAATAAAGAGTTTCGTATTTGTTAAAAATATTTTCAGCGAGGAATTATAAATTATGTTTATAAAATATGTTGAGGGCCCGGACAAGATAAAGATACTTCCTTTGGGCGAATTTAAGAGAGATGTGTCACGAGAGGTTAGTGAAGAGTTAGGACAAAAACTATTAAAGAAAAATAGTCTGAAATGGATGGAAATTAAAGATACCCCAAAAAAAGAAAAGGGAGGTAAATAAGATATGTCTCCACAAGCACAAGGCTCAAGTAGCATATTGGTATACGAGACGGAAGCAAAAGGATATGGGCTAGGGTCAACAACTCCGGATGTTAAAGTATTGCCGTTTTCAAGCGAATCATTAGGATATAACACAAATATCATATCCAGCGAAACGATAAACAATACCCGCAATAGAAGTAAGCCAGGACGTGGAAATAAATCGGTTTCAGGAGACATAACAACACAACTTAATCCATATATGGCGACTTTGTTTAAGCATCTTCTTGGGAACATGACAACAACGGTCAGTTCTGCTAAATATACACATACACTTAAAGTGGGAGATTTAAGGCCAAAGGCTGGTTGGGCTGCTAATACTGCATATCTTGTAAACGACATGGTATATCCGACAACTGCGAATAGAAATGGACATGCTTATATTTGTACTGTTGCAGGAACTTCCCACGTTTCAACAGAGCCCACCTGGCCAACCGCTGAGGCAAGCACAGTTGCTGAATCTGGCGGGCCAACGTGGAAAGAATACACGATTGAAAGCCTTGTATTTGAGAAGCAGTTTTTAAATTTATCGACACCTCAATATTTCAGGTATGTTGGAGGCAAAATCAATTCTTGTCGAATGTCTTTTCGTTCTGAAGGGCTTATTCCTACCATTTTCAATATTCTTGGCAAGTCAGAAACAATAACAACAACCGCCTATGATTCTTCAGCAACAGATTATGGAGATGTTCCTTGGGATATGGCAGAGGTTACTCTTACTGAAGGGGGTAGTAGTTCAACGATCATCACGGAGCTTGATATTTTGATAGAGACCAATCTTGATGGAAGTGTGTTTACGATTGGAAATTCAGGATATCGATATTCTCTACCAATCGGGCTCATCAAGGTAACAGGTACGTTAAAAGCGTTATTTGAAAGTGTGACGTTATACAATAAGGCAGTAAATAACACAGAAAGCAGCATCAAGGCGACTTGTACGAGAGGCGCGGGAGATGGGGGAGCGGGAGCGGAATACACAGAACTGTTTATCTCTGAATTGACGTATACCCCAAAATCTCCAATGATAACGGGACCACTTGGAGTATTTACCGAATTGGATTTTGAAGGCTATTATCAAAATAGTTCAGAGGAGAGTGCATTCCAGGCTATATTTAAAAATACAATTGCTGCGCCATAGAGAAATATCATGTTGATTCAAGCCAAATACCACCAGATAAGAGAAAGCTTGCAAGATGGAGACCTCATTGCGTTCGGGGGAAGAGGAGGAGCTTCAAGTCTTATCAAATTATTTACCCGCTCAAATGTTAGTCATGTTGCTTTGATTCTAAAGTCTGTGCTAGAAACCGGAGAGCGATTGAATATGATAATTGAATCAACTACTTTGGATGGTTATTCCGGGGTTATTATTAATAGGTTGAGCAATAGGTTGAAAAATTATGATGGCGAAGTATGGTGGTTGCCGTTAAGACAAGATGTCAGAGATAGGGCGGATTTTGATGGGGCTTATGAATGGCTGAAGAAACAGAAAAGAAAAGCTGATGATAGTCTTCAGGCTATCGGCGCAGGGCTTGATCTAATCATCAATAACAAGGAAGATTTTGATTGTTTTTTTTGTAGTGAATTAGTTTCTGCATATTATGAAAAAATAGCGATTATTGAGGAGATTAATTCATCAGAAGTAACCCCAATAGATTTATGTATGTTTGATTTGTATGATACTAATTATTATCAGTTGGTAGGGCAACAAAAAGAAATCAAAGGATATAATTCATTGAAGCCGGGAGGATGGGTGTTATGAGAAAATTGCAAAAATGAATATCAAAGAAAATATAGAAATTTAGGGGACATATAATGCGAAATATTAAATTATTGGGATTTGGAATGCTTGCTATTGTTTGTTTTTTGGGTTCATGCGTTGGTTTAGGTTGTACGACGCTTAAATATGTCGCTCCTATTGTTATAAAAGACGGTGCGACTACGGGAGGAGAGACATTTGAGCTTAGAAAGAGATTTGTCTTGACGAAGGTTACGGGATTTAAGGTGCATAGAGATAATAATGGAACTGTTGATGCTTCTTTTGATACTGTTGAAAATGCAGACAGTAAAGCGGTAGATGCACTTGCAAATTTCGCTAAGACGGCGATGGATGCGGCAATAAAAACACAAACAGTTTCAGTCCCATGAAAAACTTGAAAAATAAATTTTTTGATTTTGTTTCGCGATTGTCTCCTATTCATTATTGTGCCTGTTCTTGTCATGAAAAAAAAACTAAGGCTTTGTCAATTGATCAGGAATGTAATTGTGAACATTGCGAAAGTAAAAATGATTAAGATAGATTGCCCTTTTTGCGAGTATTCAATTAGGGCAAATGAATTGCAAGAGGAGGTTGTCTGCCCGAATTGCGGAAGAAGATTTCCACTTGAATCTGGAGATGTGTCTTATATTAATGGAAAGAAATAGTT